AAAGCGCCTCTAAAGGCTCTCTTAAGACCGACATTCGTGCCTTCGCCGGTAGAAGGATCTTCAGCAGCTTTATCAATTTCGCCTACCACTTGTGTCTGCAACGTTGCGAAGCTTTTTTGACGTTTAGCTAAAACTTCAGCATCCGCTTGTGCCATACCTTTCGCAAGATTCATTTGTACGAGGGCGCTGGTAGACCCCATGTTACTGTTGCCAGCAATATTCATGACGTATTCGTCGCTCATAAGTTGCGCAAGTTGCCTTGGCTCAAGACCCACGACTTCCGCATCATCTGAAATTTTACCGTCAACGGTTAATACCCCCGCGCGCCCGTCTTTATACTTTCCGCTAATAATTATTTTACCCGTACTACGGTCTACTGTGTCCAACACGAAACCTTCAGGTAAGTCTTTATCACGTTGCGCCATACCAAGAATAAAAGAGTCAGCTACTTGACCGCCTTTCGTAATTAACTTGGTAGAGTTGTCGATGTCTAAGCTTGAGTAATCCTCAGTGCCTAACCATCCTTGATTCTGAGCATTACCAATCCATCGATCATTGTCTTGATAGAGTTTAGTCAGATCCGCTTTGTCTACATCTTGTTGAGATTTGACATTAGTCAGTCTAGTACCTTCAAGTTGACCCGGCGCAGCCTTTTCTGCGCGCGCGTTTTGAGCAGCGTCGATATTATAATTTTTCTGAGCTAGTTCGTAGTTTTGGTCATACTGGCGTATCGACTCGTCAAACTGCATTTTGGCCATTTTATTAGCGTATTGCTGCTGCCCAAACGCCTGTACTGAGCTTGCTCCGCCGACTATACCTTGTAAAAAAGCTGACATAATAATCTCTCTTTAAAAGGCAAAAGCCATAATTGCCATCGCACCTAAACTGCCAATAGTGCTGTAAGTTTGTGCTTTAGATGCTGCTCTAGCCTGTGTATAAGCGTTCTGTCTTTGAGTAGCGTTCTGTGCCGCTGAACCTAATTGATCCAAAGATGATCGATTAACGCCTTGCCCGATGTTAATTAGATCGGACATCTTGTTGGTATTTGCTTCGCGCTGTGCAATTCGTGCATCGTTTACGGACTGAATCGAGCCTAGAGTATTAACGCGCTGTAACGTGGCCCCTTGTTGCTGTTGCTGAGCGGGGGTTAAAGCTGCCCCATAGCGGGACGCGTTACGACTTGCCACGCCTGCAGCAATGCCCGAAGCGTTTTTAGAGTCCTCACGCGCTTGATCTATTAAGGACGTATCGTTCTGCGCGTTCTCAATTAGCCCGTCTTCGAAATCGCCGTAGTTTTTCTTATAATCTAAATACTGTTGCCGAGTAATACTTGCGTAGACATCGTCCGGGTTAGCGGAACTTGAATATGTAGAAAGGCCAGAGCCTCCCGTGTAGCCGCCATCCATCCTAAATGAACCAAGTCCGCCCGTTGGCATTTGTGACATTATTAGGTCCCTCCAAAAAAGTTTGAGAATTTAAGGCGGTTGCCGAAGCCTGATATATTTTGCCCTTGGTCATTAACTGGACTGAAGAACGAACCATTAGTTTCGGTAGTCCCTGTCATTCCGTTTTTCTTAGTACCTGACGTAGCTTTGTTCTGCATACCCTGCATAAGAGCCGCGCCTGCAATCTGTCCTGCCGCGCTGTATTTAGCCTGTGCGACCTGTTGATTAGCTTTAGCTCTTGTTAACGCCTGCGATGTAGCTAAATTAGACGCCTTTGCCATACCACTTTGCGCGTCAGCTGCTTGGCCGCGAGCTACACCTAAGACGTTTGTTTGCATTTTGTTTTTAATGTTTTTAGCTGATGTGTTTGCTATACCCAGCTGCCCTTGGTATGCCTGCGCTAAATCGCCACCACTATTACCCTTAAGCGCGCGCTGTGCCGAGGGCTTAGATAAGGCTTGCATCGTGTCAGCATTTGCTCTTCCACGAAGCGTTGTACCCACGTCTTCTGTAAGAGACTTGTCGCGCATTTTTTGAAGTAAGGGGTCATACTTCTCTTTAAAATATTTGTGCTCGGCCATCGCAACATTAGCAGATGCTTTTTCTGCACTCGAGGCTTGGTAATCTTGTTGTTTTGGTTTACTGCCCATTACAATTCTCTCGTATATATAACAGTGTCTTTATCCCAACCTTCAGAGAGCAAGTATTGCTCCATCTTTGGGATTGGGGTTCTTACTTCTATAGTTTTGAACCCTGCGTCTTTTGCCGCTTCTGCAAAAAAACTATAGTGCTTTACTACGCAGTTCTGGCCGATATCTCTAGCCCACGCTAGCCAGATTAAAAAAGCCCTGTCACCCGTGAAAGGATCTGTCTCACCTGATGACACTACAAACCCTTCGTCGGCTACCCAAAGCACTGCTGTCCCTTCCTCGCATGCTTCAAACACATTCTGCGCTGTAAACGTTAGCTGCGGTTGTTCTGCTAGGATCTCATCTATTGCAGGTAGTACCCAATGTGCATGTACCTGAATGTCTGCAAATATAGGATTAGCCACCGCTTCCGTACTTGTTACGCCTTGTTTTCCAAGCTCCGCTAATTCCGCCATAAGATACTTTCCTTGATACCCCTGTATCAGCTTGTCGCGCACGTCTTTCCGCTTCGATAACTGCGATGTTAAACATCGTCCCATAACTATCTGCGGCCTTTACATCTGTCCAGTCTTTGTTAGGTATTCTTAGCAGCCTAAACAAAGCTCCGTTGACTATCGTGTCCCGATAATCATTCATGACATCATCATCGCAAGCAGTGCTTGTATGCGTCGGCTTTAAAACCGCTCGCATAATAGTGCTGCTGACCGAAGTCGTTGAAGGCATAGGCGCTAACCAGAACAGCGCCGATGTCTGCTTTACGAAAAAACTAGGTATGCTGGCGTTAGCAGTTTCTCGCCATTTGGGTAGGCGTTGCTCTAGTAGGGCGGTTGTAATTGGCTCTAAGTCTTTACCTTGATGGGTGACCCATAGGATTTTTTGGATAGAAGTGCCTGATGGTGCTTCAAGATCATACTCATAGATCTTTGACACGGTTGTTACAGGATCTAATTCTGCTTGGTACACGCTCGCCTTTTCGCACAGCTCTATTACTGAAGACCTGATGCTATTTATTATCAGAAAATCGGGGCACCCGTATAAATAGGGCGCGATTTCTGGAACAAGCGTTTCGTAGGAAATCGCCATGCGTTACCCCTAGCTTCGGCCCATTGGTGGTAATGGTTGCCTTGTGTCTAAGTTAGGGTCAGTCATTGCATCAATCTGACCTTTACCTGCCACAGCAGTAGTGAATAGCTGGTAGTGTGAACTTGCACGCTGAGCGTTACCGGCGTACTCGGCGTCTTTCATATATGCCATATACAGTACATAGTTCATCACAGCATTCGCGTAAATGTCCGGGATAGATAAATTACCGTTCTGCGCTACAGCCGCCGGATTTGATGAGTAAATGATCTCTAAATACGAACTACCTGATACGCCGGGATAGACATAGAAGTTACGCGGGTTAGATTCATCATAAACGTAATGCTTTATTATCGCTGTGTGAGCAGCATCGCCTGCAACAGTAGGGTCGTGCCAATCAGGAGTTTGGGCATCTAAAACCTCTCGTGCTACGAGTCTAACTGAACGTTTGCCCGTGCCGCCTGAAGCGGCAGACATATTTCTCACTACCCTAAGCAGCCTATTACCACCTGACGGGATGGCTTGTTTAGTGCCGGTAACTAGAGTAATAGTGTCGTTTGTTGCACTAGCGTCGGGTTTTAACAAAGCGACTTCTCGTTGTGCGTCATTAACCCACAACACCAGCTCAGCTACGACCGGCCATCGTACCCCCGTAGTATCCTGAAGTACCGTTTGCGCTCTATCGATCACGCTTTGAACTGTTATAGACATTTTTTATACCTATGAGTTGAGTATTGATTCCCACGCTGCGTCGCGCTCATCACTGCTGACGGTCTTGCCCATCGCTTTGTTAACAACTGCTGCTTTGGGTGTACCGTCCGTTTTAAAATTCTTTGGGTCACCTTCGTCCATCATTTTTTCGAGGGTTGTAACTAATTCGCTTGAGGGTTGTACTGAAGCCTCAATAACTTCTTCAAAGTCTGCTATCTCAGCTTTAGACTCTTCAACATATTTTTTATTGTGTTCTTTAGCGCCCATCTGAATCGCTAGAATGCCAATCTCGTCGGCTATTTCCTGCATGACGCCCGCTTCAAATAACACTACTGCGCCGCTTAAAGTAGCCACTCGTAATGGCTTATCACTAATAATCTTCATGATTGTTCCTATTGTGGATAAAAAAACCCCTCCTCCCCGAAGAGAAGAGGGGGTGTTTCTTAGTACGCTGTATCGAGAGCGATAACACCGAAGTCTTGTACAGAGCCACTAATGTCGCTGTTGTACTTAGGCTTACGCATGCCGAAGATCTTACCTACAGAAATACCAGACTGGTTACCGTAGTCGAAAGTATCTTCAACCATCTCAGGTAAACCAATGTCAGCCATTGCAAGAGCTTGAGCACCACAGAACAGAGCACGTGCTCCATTGATGTTAGCGCCTGCGCCCCACTTGTATCCAGCTGCTCCAGCGTTGCCAGAAGCACCAGAAGTAGCACCAGAAGTATTGAACACGTGTCGGAACTCGTGAATCATTACGCCGTCTACCATTAGGCTAGAAGAACCAGAGAACAAGCTGTTAGAAGTTCCACGAACGCCTGCGTTACGAACGTTAGCAAGGAAGTCTGTATCGAGCTTCAAGTTAGCCATTTGCTGTGGAGTAACAAACATGTGGAAAGTTTCTTGGTTACCAGCACCACGAATACCACGAATGTAGTTGTCTTTAGCATAGGCTTTTAGCTCAACAATAGTGCTGTACTGAAGCTTATCAACTGCAGTAACAGAAGTAGTGCTACCAGCAACCAAACCATCAGTAGCATCCCATCGACGATGACGATCGCCAGTAGGAGCAGATACGTCAGAAGCGAACTCAAGATCAACAAGTTCTTGGCCGTTTACTGCGCCGCCAACTACTGTGCGCAAAGCACCGTTGTTCTTGTGAGTGTAAGCAACACCTGACAAAGTTAAGAAAGCCAACTGGTCGCAGCGATCGGCGATTGCATAAGCAAGTGCGTCACGTGACTGCTCACGGAAGTTAACTACAGTTTTCTGGTCAGTCATTCGGCCAGCAATTCTGTTTGCAAATCTCAACTGGTCTAGCTCAATGCTGATGTCAAACGCGCGCAAGGCTTCTTCATTGCCTTCGAGAGTAAAGTCACCAGTGATACCGTCGCCAGTCATGTCAGCAAGCAAAGTGATGTTGGCTTTAGTGCCTTTTTGATTCTTAGTAAGTTCAGTTACTCGCTGAACCATAGCGTTAGAACCAGAACCAGCGAACTGGTTGATGAAAGATTGATTACGGGCTACGCGCCAAAAGTCGCGGCTCCACGTTTGAAGTTGGTCGCCTGTAAGCGTACCGAAGTTTGTTAAGGCCATGATAGGCTCCTATTAATTAGCAAAATAATTTATGCGACACACGTCGCGCTATCAGCCGACTTTTTAGGAGCGGCTAATCCGTATCTGCGTATCGTGCAGCGACGAACTAGCGCTGTTTAGCGAGGTGCGACCTCGACAGGTTTTACGCCTATGTAGGCGAGGGGTACGTTTTTTACGGCTACGGGCCGATCAGTTATCGCACTGATAGACGTATAAAGGATATTAGCAATACTAATATAATAATGCAACAAATTAAAACCTTTAAGGTACAACCAATACAATTGTTATTATTAGTAAAATAATCGCCAATATAAGCCCGCACAACACCTTTGGATCTCGCCAGTCTTCGTTCACGGCCACCTCTAATATATAGTTGTTGTTTCGGGGTCAACGATCTTCGGAGCGCAATAAGCCTTCATTGGCATCTTAAAAAGTATAGTTTTTAACTTTTCTGGAAAGTTTTTTTGCTCAGGTAGTCTATTCTGCAAAGCTAGTGATCTCGAAAAGAAAATGCATTCTTTTAC